AAAGTGATATCCGAGAAAATTGTAGAAGTGGTTGTATTGATATCTACGTTGTTATCAGCAGCAAGACACTTAAGAAGAGGATCGCCAGAAGTGTTGTTAACTGAGAGATCATTGATGGTTGTGATACCACGATAACCTGTAGTGCTAGTAAGCTCATTATCAAGCTCGTAAGAAGTAAACGAATTGCCATCAGCAAACCTAATCTGATTATTTTGAAGTTGAGTATTATCTACACCTGCCGCAGCAATTACAACATGACCGTTTGAATCTACATCAAAGTCTTCTTGATCGAAAGATGCAAGACCTTTTTGACGGGTTGTTACCGTACCAAGATGTCTCCACGTTACTCCACCATCTGATACATCACCACTATTATGAACTGGTTGTATAGTCTGAGAAGTACCAGAGTTCAATGCTTGATAAAGTCTCCCTTGCTGAACAACTTTATCATAACGAGAATATGAAGTAGCAGTAGCCCAAGTCGGTGCTGTTGTTCCTTCTACTGCAGTTGCGATTGGGAAATCGGTAATACTATAAATTCTTCCCCAAATATCTACACCAACTCTCGATGCAAAAATTGTTTGCGTTGCACCCGCAATTGATGGAACGTTGAATAATTTCTGAGTTGCACCAGAACCAAAGTAACCAGGACCAGCAGCAGCAACTCCTGTTTCTGCAAGATCTAGTGTTGGGTTTCCTGAAACAGCATTACCATTTTGAATGGTAATTCTTCCTGTATCTGCAACAACGACTGCTCTAGTTACAATATTACCTTCAGATGCTCTTGTGATAATTCCTACAGTAGATATTCCAGCAAAAGAAGTTAAGTCTACATCCAATGGTTGAGCATCAACTAATCCATAACCAGCAATTGTAGTTGGATTTTGTGCTTGTCTAACACGACCTTGAGAGTCAACTGTTACCTTTGTATATGTTCCAGTGGCATTTTCATTTAATGGATTATAGTGTGGAAGAGTATTAATGAATGATAATTGAGCAACTAAGTTTAGGTTGGATGAACCATCAAAAGTTCCAGCACCAACCAAGTCACCAGCAAGAGTGAGCTGACGTGCGTTTGCCAATCTGGTTGCAGTCGAAGCATTACCAATTAAAGTGCCAGTAATTGCTCCAGCTGCAAATCCACCATCGGCATCTCTTTTAACTAGTGTATTTGCTGTATTAGTTTCAGCTTCGATAGGTCTTTCATATTTCAATTGGTTCCATGTGGTTACACCATCACCAATTTTGATACGACCAGTATCGATTTCGATGCCCAATTCACCTTGTGCCAGTGTTGGGTTCACGTTAGCCCATTGTTGAGCACCATCTCTTCTTAACTGGATTCTATTTGCCATTTGATATAATCCTGATAATAGTTAATTCTTCCCTAACTTATTTATACCAGGAATTAAATCACCTAGTGTCATATGTTCTACGGGATGCGTTTGAAAAACAATACTATAACGATTGATAAGTGCTTGCTTTACTGGTGGTCTTCCTAGGTGTAAAATTTTTGATTTAAATTTAATCAATCTTCCTGGTTTCGGAGTTATCGACTGAATAATTTCTCCGTCATCTCCTACAAAAACAGTTTCTCCTCCCATATTTACATCCCAATTGGTATTCAAATAAATCAAATAAGTTAGACCATCCTCTGAGTGTGAATCAATATGCGTTCTGGGGGAGTCACCAAATCCAAAAGAGTTGTACAAACATTTTTTGAAAAATGTTTTTTGATAACCTAGAATATCAATAAATTGATATGCAAGTGGTTCAAACGTACCAACAAATGTTTTGCCTAAAGTAGGATTATTGTATTGTGGATTATCTGCTAAGTAATCCCATTTTTGATAAGTGTCAAAATAATGGCAACCCTCAGCAATTAGTTCATCAGAAAACAAATAATCATATACTTTAATCATTATAATCTCCATTAAAAAAGAGGGGCTTCACCCCTCAATTTATTTATTCTTCTGTGGGATTGTCTACAACTTCATCATTTTCCACAACTTGAGGATTCAGATACTGAAGAGTTTCCATTGCACCTTGTAGTTTTAGTGCTACCTGTTCATTTTCTTTAACCTTAGCAATAAGTTGTTGATTCTCAGCAATAATAGCATCATATCTTGCTTTAAACTGTTCTAAAAGAACTTCAGGAGCAAGAATCTCAGGGGTATCAACTGTCATTTTTTTCTCCTACTAATTGTAATAATAAACTTTTAATCGTGTTCATATCAGATTTTAACTCAGAAACATCAGTTTGTAAAGAGGTGATTGCCTGCTGTTGTGCTTTTCTTTTACGAGAAGCTTCAACAGCATTTAAATATAAGTCTTCATTAACATTCACGATAGCACCACTCCTAGAATCTCTAGATAAATCATCAAATCCGTCTACTTTTATATATCGATTGTCACTCATATTATAAATCCAACAACGCAATAACTCTAAAGTCTTTGATTACAGGAACATATGCCTGATTCTGACTGTTCATAATGATCTTAACTTGGAAACCAATGAAGTTTAATGAATCAACAGTGAAATCAAAATCATGTAGTTCAAACTTCTCAGTCTTGGGAATACTAGTATCTGGACCACCAGTGGTATTGAAATATTCAAAACCAATCTCATCTACTGATAATGTGCTACCAACAGGTATAACTTTGTACATCACTTTAACATCTGTATATGGGTGCATGTTAGCAGAGAACATCACTTTCAAACTATTTGCTGGATTTGTCAATTCTACAAATTTAGAAATATAAATTGCCCTGTTTTTATCTCCAGATGCTTTTCTAGAATCTGCTTTATCTAAGGGAATATTATTAATTCTATTTGTGGTAGTAATTACACTAGTTCTATCCAAATCAATTACAGGAGAAATATTTACATTATTTGAAATAACATTCATTTCATAAATTAAAGACTTAGAACCATTTAAATGAGTATCTTCGTTAACTTGTGAACAAATAATTTTTTGATTATTTAAAATATTTGGTACACCAACAATAACATCTTCGTAGATACCATCATTAACAAAAGAACTTTCTAGTAATGTTGCACCATCATCATTAATAGAAGTACCAGATACACAATTAAATCTATGAAGTATATCCGTATTTGGTAGTTTCATTTGTGTAATCTGTGGAGTAATGCACTCAAATGCAACATTCTGTGTTGCGTAGATATTACTACCACCAGAAACTATTCCATTTGATGCAATTGAATCTGTGGTAACTTCGTAAGTATCTAATGTTGGATTAGTAATTCCATCGTGAACAGTATTAATTTCGATCATTGGAATTCCATCAAAATTATAACACTCCACACCTTCCTCTGTTCCATGTGCCTGCAAGTTTGATCCACCAGCAGCTCTACCACCAGAAGGAATAGTAATGATAGTTCCATCAGAACTAATCTCGATGTATTTTATAATTTCCGAACCAATTTTAATATATCCAGGATTTGCTACATCTAATGGTAATCCATTAACAACTTTATGGAATCCATTTGCATCATTTACATGCAACTCAAAGTTTGAACCAACACCGTCTGCAGTTCCAATACCATTCGTATGGTATGCAGCATCAATAATAGTTGGTGCTACTTCTGAAACTACTCCAGTAATACTTACTGTATTTGCTTGGTCATGCATACCATGATTTTGGTGAGTTACAATTAATTTATTTGATACATTAAAGAATGATGGGTTAATAGAGATGAAACGGTTAATATCATCCCCACTAAGTGCAACACCATTTGTAGCAATTGAACCTGATCCAACTACAGTTGAATTTACCGTCATTGATACTGTATCACCTGCTGCGAATGTTCCAGTAACTGATTTTAAAGATATAACTCTTGTTGATGAATTATACGCAGTAACAACACCACTTCCTCCAGCACTACTTGTCAATTTCTGTCCAACAGTAAAGGTTCCAGTTACACCACTGTTGAGAGTTATATCAGCTAATGATCTACTAGAAACAATTCGATAAACTGCCAATGCACCACCAGTTACACCTGTTCTGAAAGTACCTTGAATATCATCAATGATCAAATGTCCATTTACTCCACCACCCCCTTGAACAACTTGTCTAATAATCGCAGAAGGTGTTGGAGATTGATCAGTCATGCTGATTTCTGCACCAACAGTATATGAAATAGTTGAACTATTCAATGTAATTTTTAGTTGTGGTTTAGTAGTTTCGATTGCATTGGGGATTAAATTATGAATTTGATTATTACCGATGCCTAGTTTAGCATTGTTAAATACCGCACGACCAGCTACTGCAGTATTGAATACTGCTTTATACATGCTAAATTTCAAATCTTCATATTGATCTGCGGTCCATGTAGTTGCGTTTTGTGATTTGAAGAGTACACCTGCATATGGTTGCTCTGAAATAGTTCTATCGTTTGTGATATCATTTTCACCCATTCTTGAAACCCAAACCTTATATTCATTTGAGTCAGTAAATAGAACAAATGCATATTCTTGTGATTCCTGTAAATAAACAGGTGCTGGTAAGACAAAAGTTGTTGGAATAGATCCATTATCTGAGAGTTGAACATCCTTAGGTAGGATAGTTGTATCAGAGAATGGTAGGATCTTAGTTGTTGGATAACCATTCTGCATTGTACGAATCTGACAGTTGATGGGGATCTTTTCATCTTTTGTCTTAAAGTATACATCCACCTTAGTAATGAATGCTCCACCCTTAGAGTCAATCAAGAATGATTGGGCAAGAGGATCCCACCAACCAACTTGTCTGAGTTCTGTTCTAGTGCTCTGTAAGGTCTGGTTTTGAGTTACTGTATCACGTACAATGTCTGCATTTCTTACAGCAAGAATTGTCTCTTGTTGAGTTTCTAAGGTGCCAGCAGCTTCATACGTTGCTTCCCCTGCTGAATCAACATCACCAAGAACTCTAGAGTCTGTGGGACTAGACGTAAATCTAAATACTCTTCTACCAGTTCCCCATCTTGGGTTTGCTGATATGTTTGGAGAAGGAATAAAGAAAACTCCAGTTAAATTTCCACTCAAATCAGAAATTAATCTTTTCTCCTTTACGATTGCTCTAGCACCAGATGTTTGACCAACTAATACTTCACCTTGTACTGGGTTTCCAAAGAAATCTCCATTAACTTGGGATGCCATTAGTGTTGTATTGATGTTAATAATGTCTGTCGTTGATGCATATGCAGTCGGTAATGGAGTTTGTGTATATGGATTTGTTGGAAATCCATCATTAGGAGATACTAATCTCATTCTAACCCCAGAAGTTACACCTACTACTGTTTCACCTTGTTGGAATGGAATATTGTTTGTTTTAGAATCAATCGTTGAGTTTTTAATAACTTCAATAATTTTTGGTGTAGTATAGACAGAAACTTCTCTAGTATCAAAGAATGGATACATTCTTGTTTTTGGTTTTATTCTTTGAATCTTAAATTCGATATTTCTAGAACGAATCCAAGGAATACTTGCTCTAGCAATTACGTTATCTCCAAGACTTTGACGATCAATACGTGGAACAACTTGAGTTCTTACACCTTGACGAGTTTGGTTTGTTGTTGTGGTGATATCTGTACTTTGAAGGACTCTACGTGGAGCACCAAAACAGAAGCATTGCTCAAGCCAAGAACCACTAGTAGCTCCAGTCTGTGTGCCACTCCAGGTTGTTTGCCAGGAACCCCACTGAATAGGTGCAAATCCACTTTGATCTGCTCCTAGACGTGCGACGGTAGCATCAAAATCACCTTCAACGTTAACAATTCTCTGAGGTGCACGTTGTGTATCTACCCAGTCATCAGATGATGGTGTTAAATCAACTCTTCCAATAAATGCAAATACGTTGAATGGGTTTACGTTTTCTACTCTAGAAGCATATGGTTGATGAATAAATCTTGTATGCTCGTATGGTAGGGTGAGGATTGCACTGTTTGAACTCAATACTAGATTGCTTGATGCTGTTGGATTATATTCCAATGGGACATTAGATGTGTAGTGTGCTGGACGTAAGAAACCAGCAACAAAGTCCATAGAACATTCGTAATCTGGATGGTTAGTACCAGCAGCAGTTAATGAGCTAAAGTCATCAACCATAAAACCATTCTTAAATTTATCAAATCCGTCAGAATCCTTAATTGAAAGTGTATTGGTTTCCATCTCAAGTAGGTTGAGTGAAGTATAATACTCAACTTGATCTAAACGTTTTTCAATAACACCAATATCTTTCATTGTAAAACGTCTGTTATTTTCACGTTTAATATATACTTCTTCTGGGTCATACCCATATGCTTCATGGGTAAGAGTACACATAAGCATTGCATTTAATAAATTGTCTGGTGGTACTGGAGTCTCAGATGATTTTCCTTTTATGATTTGGAATTCCCTTTGATCAGTTACAAATAACTTATCAATTCTAGGTAGATAAAAATCATAGTCGCAACGGAAATCGGATTCTGGTTTAGGAATATCGGAGATAGTAGCATTGTTTGATGCACCACCAGATAAGAAACTTCTATCTTTAAAATCTAAAGTAGCACAATTAACAAAGTATGGATCTGACGTAGTTCCAGAACCAGATAAGTTTGGTGTAATAGCTGGTCTAAAATCTAACACATCTCTTAAATTTTTCTTCTCACGACCAAAACCTAAGGATGGAATTTCTTCATAATCAATACCAATATAAGAAGAACCGTTGAAATAATCACCTGATGATTCATGTGTGAATCTATCAAAAATTACTAGTAATTTTCTTAATGGTGCTGATGTGTTGGGTTTTCTAATTAATTTTGACACATCATAAAAATATCCATTTTGATTAGGATCTAATATAAAGTTATTTGTGATATTATTACTACCATTATTCACCGATCCTTCGTTATCATCAGCAAGACCTTCTACTGGTTGATCTATTGTATTAACTCCAACGATAGTTTCACCAGGAATAAATTTATTCTCATTTTTATAAACAAATTGACATACTAAAGTTACTCCAGAAAAACTAATAACTAATCCCTTAGCACCAGAAGTTTTTCCTTGAATTAATGTTCCTTTCTTAAAGAAAGTAGCATCTTGCATTGTGATACTTGGCACTGATGGAGAACCATCTACGGTAGATTCGTACACTGCCTGCAATTCATATGCATCTGTGCACCCTAATGAAATTTCTTCATCTTCAATTCTAGTACCATAAATTGAACCATAGTTCAAACCAAATTTAGTTACGTCACCACTAATACTAGTTCTTTCTAGTTTCAAAACATTCATTTTTGTCGCAGTTTTGATTCTCTTAGCAACTTGGTTCTTTGAAAGTGATGCAACTAAACGAACAGTAGTAAATCCAGTTAAGTTACTTACTGTGAGAGATGTTCTTGGTGTACCAGTAGAGTTGAATGAAATTTTATCTGAAATATCAATAATAGTTCCAGCTGTTGGTGCAAGAGAAACTAGATTATAATGATCTTTATCATATGCTAAGAACTGCTCATCTGAAGGAAGAGTAATCGTAAAGTTATTGGAACCAGTAACTGTAATATTGTCAAAAGATCTTGCAACTATAACTGATTCATCACTAACTGCTCTGACGGAACTCTTTGGCATTTCAATTAAAAGATCAGCATATTGCTTTTCTTTTAACTGTGGTCTTAATCTATAAAGAGAGTTATAAGTTCCATTTGCAAGAGTTCCTCCACTTTCTAAAGTAAGAACAGTAGAATTAGAAAGTTGGTTATCAATATTTGTTGAAACTAAACTAATTTTCTTAACTTGAGCATACTTAGTAGTATCGAAGAAAATCATATCACCAGGTCTTAAATCTCTGGTAAAATTACTTAAAGATCCAGTAAGTGTGGTAGATCCAGAAACAGTAAAGGATGTTCCACTAATAATTCTCTTTTCATCCAAAACTGCTGATGCTTGGAAGGTAACTGTACTTGAATTATTTCTACCCACAATTGCTTTTGTATCAATAAAATCATATTGATAAAAATCATTTAAAACACCAAGTTCAATACCATCCTTTACAATAACTTCACCTTCAATAAATTTACCATAAATTTGATAACACTTAATTAGTGATCCTGTTTGATCTGACTCAACAAATGCTTTTGCTTTAGATGTACGACCTCTAATTACTTGACCTTGAACAAGAGTCACACTATTTGATAGTTTAAATAAACTTAGTGGTTGAACATCAAATAGATATGCTTTATAAGTTGTTGTTGGAGCATTTACAGTAGTACCACTATCGTATTCGTAGATAGCAGTTCTTGCATAACCAATAATGTTACCTGCAATAGTTCCATTTGAACCTCTTTGATCCCTTAGTTCTACCAATTGATAATTTGTTGTAATACCATTTCCATTAATAATAGGTGAACCCCAAACCTCGTTGACTGTTAAGAAGTTCCCCATATCAAATGGGATGATACTATTTTGTAATGCTTTCGTATCTCTTGGTTTATCTAAATCAACATAAGATGGTGCTAAAGTTTCAATTTCATATCCTAGAACATATGCTTTACCTGGACCAATCTCCACAGCATATTTGGTTTCAGATGATGCATTTCCTTGTTGTGTTTTTGTACCTAACGCAAATACACCGTTATTCAATCCATCATCTAGAGATTCTCTCATTCGTACATCAAAATCTTTAATGGTATAATTACCAGATTCATCATACGTTCTAATTGCAAGCATCTTTTCCAATTCTGAATACTGAGTTCTTTCTACGAACTTTTCAACCTTAGAATTGTTTAGACGAAGTAATTCAATGAAATTTTTATCTGTATCATCATCGATTACTTTTTTAACCAATGTTACTTTGATTCTAAATCTATGCCCACCTGGTGCCGCATAGTTAGAAGTGCCAGTTGCATTATCATTTAATGCTTCATCATCTTCTGGTGTAATAATAGATTCTGAAACTTCAAGACCTACACGATATGATGGATAGTTGCTGTATTGATCAAGGATAATAGTTTGTTCTGGAACATCAACAAAGTATCCTCTAATAAAATAGACACCAGTATTAATAGCTGCAGTTGAACCAATTGCAATGGCATTGTTTGGTAGCAATTGTGCAAATGGTGTACCAACTTCAATTAGGTTTGTACCAAATGTAATTTCTTTATCGCAAACTAACTGCTCATTATTTACAAAAGTTCTTATCTCACTATTATCTCCACCAGACTCGGTATATTTTACATATAGTGTGATATAACCTTTTTCGGATTCTTCTGCAGATAATGTATAGACGACCTTTGCCTTAACATTAGTTGTTAATCCAGTGATAATAGATCCAACTAACTTCTCTCGATAATTCTCAACTGCTGTACCAAGGAAGTTTGCTTGAAGAATTACTGCCTGAGCTTTAGTATCATATCCAATTTGCCCAGGAATGACCATCGCACCTTCTTTGAAAAGGTGTGTACCTACAGACTCAATTTGATTCTGTAGTATAGATTGCAATGTGGTTAATTCTCTAGCCTGTACTGGAAATCCAGGTCTAAATAGAACCTTATAAAAATTGCTAAATTTATCAAAATCATCATAATATGGTGAAATGTTGAGATTAGTATTCTGGGGCATCGGACTTCCTACTTTAGAATTCGACTACAATTTTGATATCTTCGATCTGGTCACCAGCACGTGAGATTGACCTTCTATTATCTATATAGATTACATCACCAGAGTTCTTATCGATCTCTGGTTTTGCATATCCATTGGTAAATCTCATTCCTAGATCATATTCTGTATTATTAATAGATCTTGTGGATGAGTTTGGAATAATTGGAAAGTTAACATCTGGTTCTGCAGAAGTTCCAGATGATGCTCCAATTACTGGATTACCACCTTCAAACTCCGATAATGATCCAGTAATTTCTGGAAAGATACCATCAATTCTATTTTGATAGTATTTTAATACTTTAGTTGTAGAGTTCCAAGAAATGACTCTACCTCTAGCAGTAATTTGTTGTCCACCAATAGTTCTTGTTTGAGAGATGATCTCATCAGTTTGATATGATCCAGTAAATGTTGGTGGGAAAATAACAGCATATGTTCCAGATAATGTTAATTCAGACGCAAGTTCTGTAGTGCCAAAACGATTTGGATTAATAATAAGACCGATTCTTCGATAATCATTATCTGTTGGGAAGTCACCAGATCCTTCTGCATAAGAAAACTTGGTATTAATCATGACTCTATATCCACCCAATTCAAATGATGGATCTGAACCATGACCTCCTTTTGGGGGAATAATCACATCGAGAAGACCACCAGTACCAGTACCAGCTCCAATACCATTGATTTCATCAACAATGATTTGTCCGAAAGAATATTCAGATCCACCAGAGGTTACGGTTGATGAAACAATCTTACCACCATCTACAACGATAGAAACTCTTCCTCCTGAACCATCTCCTTTAATGGGAACGTTTTCATAAGTACCATTGTTATAACCAGATCCCGAAGAGGAAATAATAACAGTATCAATTTCACCTTCTGCTGCTTCTGACTGAACTGCAACATCACTTAGTACTGGCATATACTCATTTGAAAAGAATTTCAAAACAGAGCCAACGGGAATAGTATAAACATACTTCCATCTATATCCATCAGTAGTTGTAATTACAGATGTAGAAGTTCCAGTTGGTTCTACAGTTGATGGTTTTCCATTAGGGTCTGATGGTGAAGTACCATTAAAGATACACTTATATACTTGATACTGTGAGTTTACGACATAAAAGTCAGCATCATATAGTTTAGTAGCACCAGACGATGCTGTTTTAATGGAAGAATAATCATGACGATACATGTCATATGTGTATCCCAAACCACCTGTTGTTTGTTCTGGTGGAGTCCAGTCAATACGACGTATAACTTGAATAGTATCGTTTGCTAAAACTCTTTTTAGAGAAATTAGATCATCGTATACATCACTAAACTGTTGGAATGAGTCAATAGGATCTGGTGGGACATTCTCATTGTCCCACTCTTGTGGTCTTCCAATAAAAACATAAAGACGATCTCTATTTGTTCCTGCAACAATGTCCGAAGCAGTTTTATCTGGACCTTCTAAGGTTTTGATAAATCTTTTTGCCGCAAAAACTCTAAATTGGTCGGTAAGTAATGCCATTTCAGTACTCGTTTTTCCTTAGTTATTTATACTATATTAATTACCTGTTTCGTCTCTCACTAAGGAGAAGTAAGATACAGAAGTAATCTTTCCATTTCCACCACCTGCACCCGTAATTGTCTCTCCAATTTGATACTCTGATGGTGGATTGGATCCAAATTGTGGAGTTTTTACATATAGTAAATTAAAAGTTTCTAGGTATGTAGGATCGTCCTCAAGTTCTTGAGGTTCATTTTGCATTCTTACGACAATTGCTCTTGTATTAGTACCAATAATTGATCCAACTGGATGTGATAATTCTAATGTCGTAGAGTTAATAATTCTTTTAATGACGGATCCTGGAGTAATTACATCACCTGCCACTAACATACCTTCTTCAAGATCTACTGTATTTGCTACAACAATAATGTTTGATAACGAATTCATGGTGGCACTGGTTGACCATAAACCATTAATTATTGTTCTATAGTAGATAATAGTACTTTGAATTGTACTAGTTGCTCCTGTTGCTATTGCACCAGAAATAAATGGGGTTGCTGCAAGTGGTTTTACTCCTAGTTTAATTATACATGTATGTCTTTCACCATCAGTTAATCCTGTTACTTCAATAATAGATGGTTCTAATGGTGGCAATGAAGCATCTCTAACAATTTCTCCCGTAGTGAATAATGTTGTATTTGTGCCTCCTGTATTTTCTTCAATACCATATAATGTATCAGCTCTGCCACCATTTAAGTAAATTTGATCTTCATATGCAGTACCTTCATTGTAGATGTCAGCAAATCCATCACCACCAGGAAACAGTGTAGATGTTGAAGTAACTTCACCAAGATAAAAATCTTCAAATTTATAATCTTGCAAAATAGATATGGTTGGTTGAGTTAGTATAATAATAAATTCTCCTATTGCCTCAATAGTTCTATGTGGAAATGTTGTTGCCGAACCAGATATACCACCACTAAATGAAATAACATTTGATTTTTCATTTGCTCTGCCTGCATCAATGAATGCTAATTCATCAATTTCAAATTTAATGTACAAAGATTTTGTCTCTGGAACCCAATCATATACTTTAGCAATTTTATTAGATGCATTTGCATTAACTCTATTTACTCTATCTGTGACTTGGAATTTGTATTGCGAAATTCCAAATGCATCATCAGCTCCATTATCTAATACAATTTTTTGATCATATCTGAAGTTAACACCTCTATTACATCCAGTAAGACTCGTTGGAGTTTTTCCAGTAAAGGATATAATTTCTTTGTTTAAGAAGATTGATCCAGATCCTGGTAATCCTCCAGTTGACTCTAAATGGATTACTGTATCGGAAGGTTCTACATCTTTAATCAATCCGACAACATTTTTAACTACAGAATTATAAATCTGTCTATTTCTAATTTTTCTTGATAACTTAGTTTGTCTTGCAAATACAACCTCTGGTGCCGATGTATATCTATCTCCTCCATTTATAATTTCAATATCTGAAATTTGTCCAAGGTCTGTAAATGCTTGTGCCTTTGCACCAGATCCTCCTCCACCAACTAATAAAACTAGAGGATTTGTTTCATAGAACTCCCCAGGATTTTCAATGTAGATGCTAGATACTGTCCCAAATTCATTAATATTTACAACACCTTGAGCACCTGATCCACCACCTCCAGAAATAGAAACTAGTGTATTGGCATTCAGATATTCTCTCCCTGTGTTTATAATAGATAAACCAGTTATGAATCCAGTTACAGGACTTAGAGTAGCACCAGTTCCCCCTCCTCCTCTAATTTGAGCAAGTGTAGTGCCAAAATAACTATCACCCTGAGATGTCATTTGAATGTATTCAATCTCTCCTGTATCAACACCATATTGATCTTTTTTTAAAAAAACTTTACCTATTGCACCAGATGGAGTTCCCTCTCCCAGTCCTGGAGGGTTAGTTCCTGTTATCTCAACTCTTAACGGATCATATCCATATCCACCATCAATAACTTGTACCTTTATAATTTCACCATTTTTAATAATTGGTCTAAGTTTTGCTTCTTGTGTTGGAACTCCTGCCCCAGTAATCCTTAATAGGGGAGGAGCATCCGATCTATATCCAGATCCACCAGAAAGAATCTCAACACTATCTACACCCAAGTATTGATTAAATATTGGTCTTATCTTAGCTCCAGATCCAGGTACAATTGCCATTTATATATTCTCTCTACTATGATATTTATCTGATATATTTGATTTTTACTCTTGGAAATGTTTGACCTTCTGATCCCCTACCATTTTGATTTTTTCTGGGGTATACTTCCCCAGTCAATCCTCTAAACAATTTATAAAACAAATACCTATTATTTGAGTCTCCAAAACCAGTATACGGTGATTGGTTTGGTGTCGATCCAACGGTAATTTGATTTAATTTTGAAGTTTTGATTAATATATTTTTTATTTCATTTTGTTTAATATTTGGACAAGATTCCACAATCAACGCAGCAACACCAGCAACTTGTGGAGATGACATACTAGTTCCAGAAATTGATCCTAATTTATAACTAGAATTTCTTGGATCATTTACCAAATTAATTCCCCATTCAGAAGCAGCTCCAGTATCATATACTGCTGAAATGATATTTGAACCAGGTGCCCAAATGTCAATTCTTGATCCCCAATTACTAAAATTGGATTTATTTTCTCCTATTAAAGTGCCAACACTACCAACACAAATTACTCCATCTGCGGCTCCTGGGGATGAACCTCTAGAGTGATACACCACACCAAAATTATTTGTTGAAACATAATTATTGTAATCTAGTCCTGTTGAAGGTTGCATATTCCAATATGAATTTCCTGCAGATGAGACTATAATAACTCCATCTGCAATTGCATCCTGAATATCTGCATCTAACGCAGCATATCTTGCAGGTACTCTGTAAAGATAAGTACCACCAGGAACAGGAACTCCATTTGCTTGTAAAGTGGTTGCTTTAACTGTAGTTGAGAATCCACTTAAACTAGTAGTAGTACCTCGATATGTAACAGAGGTTACCTGTGATAAGTCAATTTGATTATAACTATATCCCCAACTATGATTAGTTACGGTAGGGTTTCTTGTTCCTGTTGCTGGATTAATTGGTTTAAACAAATGAAATGCTCTGAGATAATCAAATAAATATAATTCCCAATTTCCCCCAGGAGGAGCATTCCCACCATTATAACCAAATTCCATATTATAGATCTTTGAATCTCTTGCCCAACCCTGTGTATTTCCTGCAACAGTTCCAGCCACATGAGTTCCATGATTGCTAGAAATATTACTATAACTATATGGTCCAGTATAGGGAAACTCTAAAAATTCATTGTATAAAAACCAGTTAATTTGATCGACTCTACTACCACCTGTTCCGTCTGGGTTTACTGCAAATTCTGGGTGAAGAGGATTTATATGAGAATCAACAATTACTACGTCAACGTTTTTACCTGATGCAGTTGTGTTTATTGTTCCTGTTTGTGATGGATATGGATATCCATCTGTTCCCCAACTAGGTATTTGAGATCCTCTTGCACAACGAAGTAAACCCCAATTTTTTTCATTACTCCCTATTGTAGAACTTTTTTGAAATATTCCTGTTTGATTGTAATACGGTGTTACTACTAATCCCACTTCAGATGGTAATAGTTCAACAGCTAAAACTCTAGAATCATTTCTTAAAAGTTCTGCTTCTTCTTCTGTTAATAAGTAATGAGTGTTTCTAGAGATATTTCTTCTCATTGCACATTCAACTAATCTATTTGGAATAGTAATGGAACCTCCTTCGGTTTCCATGTCTTCATAGAATGCATCGAGATCTTGAAAATTTTGTAATGTTACTACGTATTCTTTCATCATGCCTCTAGTTGCAATAGAGTGAGTGATACTGTAATTGTATTTGCGGACCCAGATTTATTAGTCACTTTCATGTAAATATTTGATCCTGGTGTAGTATCGTTGTTAAATCCAAATACTGCAGGTGTCATTAGTTGTGTTTGTGGTCCAGTGGTGATAACTTCTGCAATTACACCAGCACCGTTTGCAGGATCTTCGTCTTCTAATCTACTGTAGTCAGCAGCTCTGCTATTTGAATCAGTGTAGATAGTAACCCAGGCAGCAGTACTTGTTTGTACCTTTAACAGAGAGTATGACTTAAATCCAGTAACCTCAATATATCCAGATGCATTATTTCCAAGAACTATAGTATTTGCTGCTACAGTTGTTCTTGAAGACAGACCAACTAATTGTTGACTTAATTCTGCATAATCTGCAATTCTTTTCCAAGCAGATCCATCAGAATAATATAATCTATTGGTTGTTGTTACCTTAGCAAGCATACCTGCTTTGGTAGATGCAGTTGGCAGGTCGGGGATATCATTATAATTTGCCCAATTTAAATCCGCAGCATTTCCAGTTGTAGAAACAGTTGCTAGATTTGGTTTATTTAAGATTTGAGCAATCCCAGATGTAGCATTCCAGTTTGCATTAACTTGTGGTTGTGGAATAATAGGTAGGTTTGTTAACTCATTATATGATAAAACTGATGATACAAACTGAGTACCATTTGATCTAAGAATTTTACCTGCTACTACATCATCAATATTAATTTGTAAATTAGTTCCTGTACCAAGAGATTGGTACAGTTCATCAACCATAGCATTTAATTTACTAGCACCAAATCGTATACTATCTCCAGTTCCGTCGTTTGGTGAAGTTCCAATATTTAAAGACTGCTTTGCCATGATGGTTATTCTTTTTCCTTTAGTATTTATGTTTGGTCTAAAGTTAATTGGGTATTATCTATTGTTGCAGAAGTACTATCAAGAGTTGGATTAAATCCAGTTGGTAAATCGGGAACAAGATTATCAACTAGAACTTCAGGATATACATATCCTGAACCAGAGTTTGCCACGACTACCTGATATACACCAACTCTTGCTAAGATTTGCCCATCAAAACCAGTTGGTGATAGGACGTTAACAGTTGGTCTTGTTATATATCCAGATCCAGGTGCAGTTACCAAAGCAGTATCAATTCTTCCTGGAGTAATGACTGCAGTTGCTTTACCATTTCTACCTTTAACAGATCCAGAGTATTCAAATGTTACAAGTGAATTAGATGATTCAATAACAGCAACAGTACGATTTGAATCTTCACCATCAATGAAGATTTCATCTCCAATTTCAATCGGTGGAACAACAGTTGCTGCAACAACGTCTGCATCAGAACCAATATATGAGAATGCTACGAATGAAGATCCAGCACGAGGAATTTCTGAGAATGTAATTCTTGAACCAATTAATTTAAATCCAACCCCAGGTTCCTGAAGAACACCATTGATAGCAACAATAATATTATTTTCAGGCAGAATAATATTTGATTGAACACCTTGAGTAATTGTCAGTGAGTAGAATACTCCATTAAATTTAAGGTTGAATGAACTTCTAAGTGAATCAAAGTCAAATGAGATATCATCTAACAGTCTTAGTTTACCAATATAATATGCATTAAACGTAGATCCCGCAGGTGGAGCTTCAGTGAACTGAATATTATCTGCAAAAATAGTATATGCATAGTCTGCTCCAGGTGGTTGTAGGATACCATTAACAAATACTAATAAGTGACCATCAGAATCTGGGAAGTATGGAGTTCCATTATTGTAAGTTAATTTGAATGATACTGTACTTCCATCAAAACCTCTTGCATATCTATTGACTCTTGCTACTACTTCAGTAGGATTAATATTGATTAATTTTAATCCACCATTTAATAGTAACTGTTGATTTGATAGGAAGGTTCCACTTACTTCAGTTAACCATAACTTAAAGTTTCCTCCACTTTGCTCAATTCTAGTAATTTTGCCAGAAGGTGATGATGTGGTAGTATTGACTGTAAGAACCTGACCAAATATTTTTGGTTGAAGTGTTCCAGGTTGGAATACACCAACTACAGAACTTCCAGTGTTTACATCATTATCAAAATTGCTTGTTTTGTTGCCAATAAACATTGTACCAGTTACGGAATCATATGAAATGACAGTTGCATATTGACCTGTAGGTAAGTTGTTAACAATAACATCTAGTTTATCACCTTGTAAGAAAGTGTCAGATGGATTTCCACCAGTAGTAACTGTACTTAAATTAAGTACTAGTTGAGTTACAGTAGATCCTCTTAGATATTCTCCAATTATAGGAGCATTAAATCCTACAGCATCAAAACAGGATAACAAGACTTCTGATTCAGATGCATATACAAACTCACTATATGAGAACCCACCTTGAAGTGTTTCTGTATCTAGTGTTAGTGTACCAGAAGTATTTCCGAGTATTGCTCCAGAATTGTAATTCCATTGATTAATTTTTGCAAAAGCAGCAGAATTTTCCGAATAAATTGGACTACCAGTTGAGAATGTTCCCATCATTGGTTTTAGCATCATTTTATTAGATACTGTAGTAATAGTACCAGTAGCACCACTAGTATTTCCTGTTAATACATCACCAACTTGTATACCAGGAGAAATAGAAATTAGATCCAAATAGGTACTACCATTAGTTTGATAAACGATAGCAGTATTATTTAATGCATCCTCAACAGTTTCCCCAGTAACAAATTTAGGAGGATTCTGCCCACCACCTAGTGTGATAGTATATCTATTGTATAATTTTCTAATTTGATATTTGTTGTATTGCAATGCTGAAATTTCTGCAACCGATGTTGAAGTTTCACCATATATAAATGCTGATGGTTCGAATGAAATTGAGTACGGAATAGGAATTGTTCTAGTTGCATAAGTTTTTGATGGAACCTCTACCCCAGCATCTCTAGTAATACTAGTGATGTTTGCAGGAGTATTAATTACAAGCTTGTAGATAGCAATTAATGTATCAATATAAGTTGAAGTATCACCAACAGCCAATGCTTGCTCACTATATCTTGGTTGGTTAGTAGTAGGTCCTAATGGATTTAATGTTTGAGTAACTGCTTTGTTTGCCCAGAATTTAATTCTATCCAAGTGGAATTTAAGATGGACTGGATTATATCCACTGAAAGCAATAAAATTATAGAACGCATCTAACCAACTTAAGCATCTCGCATAAGATTTAGCATTGCCATTTGTAACAAGATCATACAACATGTCAGCAATTATATCAAAACCAAAACTAACTGTTCCAGGATATAGTGGATATGCTTGTTTAGTATCGTTATATGCTTCATTTGCAATATAACTTCTATTAAACAACAAGAGTTTTGCAGCATTTCTTCTATTCTGTGAACTATACTGAGCAGATTCCTCAGAAATAATACCTAACAGTAAGTCAAATAGTGTTGAGATTGCAGAAGTTACATTTGCACAACCGTTTGGATTTTGATTAACTGGATCTCCAGTTATAGACAAGTTTCTATATGGTTGGACATTTGTATATAATGCAACATATGCCCCTGATGGAGTGTTCGTAGAGTTTTTAGCATAAAGTAAATTGTTAACTGCCTTTTGAGCAATTGGTTTTGCCAACTCTAAAGATTTATGCATTGCTAATAATTCATCTTCAACAAATAAAATATTAGTGTTAGTATCAAGGTATGTATTAAATGCATCCAGGGTTGCATTATTACCACCAGTAATAAGATCCGTCATCATCGCAGGAATGAGATGATCTCTCAAATCCCGAATGCATTTCTGCGTATTTGGATTTGTAAATAGATCATAAACAACACCAGTTGGAACATATGTCCATTTGAAATATGCCTCGATTCCCTCAACAACTTCTTCTGCAATATACTGTCTATTAAAATACAGTAAATCTGCAGCATCTCTGAATCTATCTCCAGTTGGTGCTAATATGTCTGCAATAACATCACATAGATAAGTTACTTCATTAGTAACATTTGCACTATATGTAGACACCACTGGAATAATAATAATATCCGAATATAGTGTAGTTATAGTATTTGTCAGAATACCATTGATTATTTCTCCAATTTTCTGGTATGCATAAACCGATTGTAGTAATTCATTTCCAATAAACTTCACCCCACCTGATTTTTCAAGATATGCTTTGGCAGTATAAACAGTTTGATAATTACCACCAAGATTTAAATCGTTAACGATACCATCTACAATTAATCCTGCATCTCTAGCACAAGTATCTGTACCTTCGTATCCACCTGCTTCATCCCCTGGCATAACCAGTAGTGGATATTTTGCTTTTAAATATCCCATCATTTCATCAACAATAAACTGTTTGTTCTTCCTTACATAATCAGCTGCTTGTCTGTATTCTTCTCTAGCAGAATCAATGACCTCAACAACTAATTTTTTAGACAGAGGATCTATCTGACCAATAACAGAAACAGAAGTTCTTAACGCATCATATGTTGCCTCAACATAACTTTCTGGATAAATATCAGTTACTCCACTTGGACCATCAAAGTGGAATAATAGAATATCTCCAGAATCACCTTCATGTGCTTCTACTTGTGGAGTGAAGTTTGCAGTATATCTATTAATTGCTGATATTCTCAACTCATCGATTAAACCACGGAAACCAGTACCATCTTGATATGTAGAACCTATTCTTAATGTTTGACCAACATAATTTAAGTCGTCTGCAAATGTTTGAGTTTGAAGAACTCCATTAATATACATCTTAGTAGTTAAATTACCTTTAACCACAGCAATATGAGTCCAAGTATTTACTGGGATTGTTTCATTAGAAATAATCCTATTAGCACCGTTTGTATAATATACAACTTGATTTAATGTATTGATATACAATGTAGGAACAACCTGAGCCCCTGGGTTTGATGATCTCATATCAAGTAGATATTGTGAAGTGGCATTTACTGTTTTGTAAATCCACATTTCCATTGTCCAATTATTAGTACCCAATCCAAGTTTTTCTGGATTATCAATTTTAATATTATTTGTACCAGTGTTGCTTACTCCAAAGGCAGCTGAGGAAATACCAAACTTATTGCTATAAGTTGGTAATATCTTATTAGGTACAATTTTTGTAGCAATAATAGTATCTAATGTTAACCATAAAGTATCAATTGCAGATGCAATATCAGCACACTGTGGAGTTGATGTATCTACAGTAATTGTCGTATCCTTATTTGGTGCTATAGTTGTATATTTTGCAAAATTCAATGTAAAGATTGCAGAACCTGTTCCAGCAGTAGATGGATTTTGGTTTAATAATAATGTAGTATCTGATAATATTGAAACAACACGGGTGTCGGATGAGAATCCAGTTCCAGTAACATCCATACCTTCAACAATACCAACAGTTGAAGTTACTGTTAATGTAGTTGATGCAGCTCTAACTGTATTTGGCATGGTAACAGTAAAGTTACGCATTGCTGCAATCATTAGATCTCTACCATACTTATATGCTGCTCGTGATTGTTCTTCTTCTCCAAGAATAAATTGAATGTTTCCATTGCCATCTACATAGTAATCACCTGCAGTTATAACTGAAGAATTACCACCATACAATAAATCGAATACAAATGCTTCTACAATCTTTCCAATATCTCTCTTACACTTAGTTTCTCCTGGTGAAAAATCACCTGGATTTTCTGCAGGAATTCCTGCAATACTTCCACTAGTAATAGCAGTAGTTAACATGGTGAATAATGTAGAAATTGTATTCTTAACATTCACGCATGAACTTTCATTTGTGTTTGATGACGTACCTGACCCTGGAGTGGGGTCAGCCGTAATTGTTAAATCTTTGTATGGTAATGCGTTTGTAATTGCAGAATAGCACAGATCTCTTGCTGCATTAAAAGCAGCTACAGCTTGTGCCTCTTCACCAACTAAACCATTATTAATTGGTGCACCATTGGTAAAATAGTATAATGTCGATTGTCTGGTCCACTTGTTACCACCATCATATAAATCTTGAGCAATTGATAATACAATCAATCTTATGTCTCTCTTACACTTATCTGGACCACCAGGAACTGAAAATGTAGGATATTGTGATATAAGTTGATTGTATGCATTGATAACAATGTAATCAAGATTTCCACGTATTAAGTTTGCCGCATCTTTGTAACGATATGAATTTGATGGGGATTTTGGATAATAAAAATCTGGATATTTTCTAGCAATATAACCAATAATTTCTTCTTTGATTAACTCAGTGTTTGCACTAATTCTATTGGCTGCATCAACAAACCTAAAATTAGGTGTAGGTGTGAGTCTTACTTTTGGTGTTCCTGTATTAGTGATCTTCCAGTTTGCTAGTCTCTCATTAGCAGTGAATACTCCAGTTGGTGGTTTTACATACAAATAAGCATTTGCTGTGTTTACGCCAATAATTTCTGCTTGAGTTCCACTAGTTAATCCTGTCAGAGTAAATTCTGGGAAGAAGGTGCCTGCTGTTTTATTCTTGTAAACAATCTTTCTAGATCTAATTGTTTCACCAGTAGTAAATGCACCATCTGTAATAGTAATTGAATTCAGAGAATTTAAGTTACCATCATTTAATGCTGTTGTTAAAATTGCAACTAGAGTATCAATATTAGATCTGATGTTTGCACATGAACCTGGATTTGTGTTTCCTGGTGTTCCTGATGTTGGAGATGGATCGAATATAATACTCAGATCTTGCTGAGCACCAGGAATTGTTAATCCATTTACTACAGCCAGTTTCATGTAGTCACGAGCTTTATTGAACCCAAATACTGACTGTATTACTTCTCCGTCTAATCCATAAGATAGCAATTGAGTGTCACTACTAAAGTATTTTTTAGTGTTGGTAACAATGTTAGCATTACCAGCAGATGCTAAATCATTACATACCGCATCAATTATATATCCAAGATCTCTTTCGCATTTTGCAGTACTATTATTTGGGAAATCAAAATCTGGATATTCTGCTTCAATATCATCAATTACCTGATTGATGATTGCAGTTCTATTTAATTGAATTAGTTTCTTGGCATCGAGTCCTCTATGGAAATCTGGTACATTAGCATTAGCATATGAAATTTCTACATTTCTAATGTAATCACCTTCAGACCAAGTTCCAGATGAGTTGTCGTATACTAAATTAATATTTTGGGCAAACTCTGATAGGGGGAAGTTTTGGTTGACAAATTGAGTATAATTATCAACTTTTGCTGCACCAATAATTGTTTTACTAACATCATCAGTAATAGTATTGGGATTTTGTGGTAGAGGCAGTCTCTCAAAAATCAGACCAAAGAATGAAGATCCAGTGTTAATCGTGAGACTTGAGACAACTTGATTTGTTTGAGGATCTCTATATGGACCAATCTTTGTAACTTTTGCAACGATTCCAGTTTGTGCACTGATGAAGAAATCATTTAGTTTAATTTCAAATAAACCTGTTTCATACTTAGATGTACCAAAAGTTTTACTAATAATGAGTCTATTAGTTTGTGAACCAATATTCCATACACCAGGATTTGAGAAAGGCAATGATGCAATTGATCCACTAGATAATGCATTAGTTAAAATTCCAACAATAGTAGCAATTGCAGATCTAACATCAGCACAATTGTTTGGATTTAGGTTAGTATTAGTATTTGGATTTGCTCCTCCATTAGTAGCGGATACTTTATCTGCATAAATATCAACATCTTTAAATGGAAGTTGATTATTAACTGCTTGCTGCATATAATATACTGCTCTGTTGAAAGCATATATTGCTTGCTCTTCTTCACCAAGAAGACCATTTACGAGTGGAGCACCATTGTTAAAGTATTTTTTAGTTGTCTCAATTATATTTGAATTACCAGCACCCTTCAAATCTAAACGAGTAGCATCGACGACATAACCAATATCTCTCCTACACTTATCTGGACCACCAGCTCCCCCAGGAACTGAAAATACAGGATATTGTGTTTGTAGATCATTAAATGCTTGCTCAATGATATATGTTCTATTACCTTCAATTAAATTAGCTGCATCTTGGAAACGGTTTCCACTTTGTGCTGTTAAATTATTCCAAGCACTAATTTGTGTTGGGAATTCTGGGAAATATGTTGCTAAGTTAATTTCTTCAACAATTGCAATTTTTTTGTTGAGATTTGTAATCTGCTCACCAAACTCAAAAATTGTATCCTGAATAACAGTAGAAACAGAGACTAAGGTAGCATTTAACCCTGTAGCAGATGCCACAATAGTTTCATTGACCTGGAAAGATCCAACAACATTAATTACATCTAGATAAGACGTTGTACTAGAAACAACAACCGCAGTTGCGTTTGTAGTAATACCTCTAATCTGTTGATTGATTTCTGGTAAAATACCTGAGATGTTAGAAATTGCAATTCTTTTTACTTGTACAGGTTCAAACTCAATTTCTCTATAAACTACAGAAGCAGGTGGCTTTGGTGGTTCAGTAAATTGGATATTACCATTTGCAATCGTATATGATTGTACAGGAGCTTGTACAATACCATTGATAAGAATCATTGACTGACCAGTTGAAGCAATTGCTTGGTCTCCATTGATCTTAAGTGGGAAAGCTGTTTTTTCTCCATCAAACAGTGAGGATATATCATCAATTTTTTTGACGACTGATGTCAGAATTTCTTCTGATGATGTAAGTCTCTTATTTCTAAAGATAACATCACTATTATTAAATTCTGAATAAATTGGTTGAGCAGCAGCAAAGTTAATAATCTCTGCAAAATTTGTAAATTCTGAAATGTCTACTCTCTTAGTAAAATCAGTAGCAACTTTTCTACCAGAAAGATCCTTACCACCTGTTAGATTCAATTGACCAAAGATATTAAATCCAGCAGGGTGGTTAATTTTTCTTACAGTATCTCTCCAAGTGTTGATTGGAATTTCACTATTAACCACATATGCAAAGTCTTGATAAAAATAGGAGTCTTGAATTTTTTGTACAATCTCTGATGGTTTACCAACGTTATCAATAAATTTACCAGTAGTTTGTGTTAATGAACCAATATTCAATGTTCCTACTGCAGTATTGATGTTATCAATGGTTCCACTTGCTTTAGAAATAATACCAGTGACTTTTTCACCGACTTTCCAATCCCCAGTATAATCAACTACTTTTAATAGTCTTGGACCAATCTGCCAACCATTGTTAGTTGAAACATAACCAACTGCAGAAGGGTCATCTAAATTATTACCTTGGAATACCTTTTCACCTTGTAAGAATCTAGAAGTTTCTACAATTGCTTCTGCCTTACCACCAAATACCTCAGTAAGTAAAATCTGCTTACCTGAACCATTGTTCAGGAAAGTAATAAATTGACCATTCAGTGCATCTTGAGCTGTGAGAGCAATTCTTAACTGGTTATCTTCAAGACCATTTATACTACCTGCAATAGCAAAATAAATTTGACCTTCAACTAACGATGTTAAACCTGCCGAAGATGGTTGTGGTAATTGTCCTATTGTAGATCCAATGTCATCTGCTCTTAAAGAAACTTCAGCTCCAGTACCGATTCCATGAGGGAAATTAAACTGGAAATACCCAAGGTCAACGTTTACCACATATACAAATTCTGATTTCAATACTACTTTTGGTTCAGATGAATATCCAGATCCAGGATCTTTAACAAAAATTTCCTGAAGACGATTGTTTTTAACTGTTGCAACAGCAATTGCACCAGTTCCACCACCACCTTCTATAATTACTGCAGGAGCAGTTGTATACCCAGAACCAGGATTGGTTACTTTAATTTCTGTCAATACTGATGTATTAAACAGTTGTAAAATTGTTGGGAAAGTAATTTCTGGTTGTAGTGTATAATCATGAGGGTAGTCAAAACCAAAGTTATTGTTCTTTAACCTTTTAATTTTACCAACTTGAGTTCCCTGCAGGAACACAGAAGCACCATTACCTTGAGGAGGAATAACTACGTCCAGAATACCTCCAGAACCTGCCAAACTTGGTCCAAGAATACCAGGGACAGCATCTATTTGAATAAATCCTGTAGTATATCCCTTACCAGGATCAATTAGATCTACATCAGTGATAGTTCCAGATACAGGATCACCACCCAATTCTACTGTAATATTAACTTTTCCACCTTCACCATCTCCAGAGATTGGAACATCTTTATATACACCAAGAGCGTATTCAGTTCCACCATTAGTAATATCAATCCTATCAATCTGTCTATCAGAAGCTATATTAGTAACGATTGGCAGTTTCTTATAGAATCCACCTTTGTTTACTAATTTAATAGAATTGATTGGACCTGCTGCTTTGATAGAAGTTGTTGAATACGAAGTCGAATCTAAGATTACTGGTCCTTCTGGTTCTCTTTCTAATTGGAATTTAAACGTTTTTGAAGTTGGAGTTGCAGTGATTCTAAATTTACCCTTATATGGAGTCTCAACAACGTCAATATACGAATTAACACCCACTGGACTATCTGCACCAGTTCTTGCAGGATCAAAGTAATATGAGATATTTGTTACATCACCAATAGTTTTAAATCTAACATAAGGAATTACACCTGGTGGATCAAGTCCTGGATTTCCACTTCTTGTAATGTTGTTAAATGAATATTCCAACTTGTATTGATTATCTTTTGAAAATGATAGGTAATATCCTGCATTAGATGAATCTCCAACATCAAAGATATATTGATGTCCTTTAACAAATACTAAAGATGGATGCTTTGCGTAAATATTAACAGCAGTTATAGAAGTGCTGGTAATAGGATCTAATTGAGTTACAGATCTTAATGCAAAAGTAAATTCTCTAGTATTGATAACTCTATTGACAAAGAAACTACCATTAAACACATTATATAAGAATCCTTCAACAAAGATAATATCTTTTGCAAGATAATTGTGTGCTCTTGATGCAACAACGTAAAGATCTCCAGTATTCGTATTTGATACGGACTTAACAATTTTTCTAAGATTTGACTTTAAGGTTATTTTTGTAACTGCAGTGAGACCTGTTAATGTAGCTACAGTATGTGCAGCATTAAATGAAATGTTAACTCCATTAAATCCAATAGGTACAATATCTCCAGGTAGGAAATTAGATCCCGCAATAACGTCAACAATTTTTAGGACATAATCATCGGCACTATATGCCTTAAATTCTTTTGTGCCAGCAACTAGATCACTCGTATAATTAGATAGAGGAATTGTAAAAGTGCCAATATTTGTTGTAAATGGAACTTCCAAAAATGTATATTCAAATTCATTAATAGTATCGACAGAATCTTTAATTCTAGATGTAGTATTTAAAGTTCCAAAAATTTTACCAATGGTAACATAATCATCACCAGCTTCGATAATCTTACCATAAGCACTAACAACGTTTTGTGCATTTTGTCCAGTTCCTTGAACAGTGTACCATTCAAGTTGTGATCCAACTTTAAATCTGCTTGGTTGATTAAATGTAATTTTTTTAACAATATCAACCTTTGTTACTGAGGAATCTTTAAGATAATACTTATCAATTACATTAGCAGATATCTTAAGTGTTTTTCCAGCAGGTGTTGGAATGGTTGCAGTCCTAGATGCCCAAGTTTCTGTTCCTGAAGTAAATGTGTAATTTCCAGGCAAGTGAAGGCTAACGGCATCAGAGAAATCCAATAACTGATAACCAGCACTACCAGGTGAAAACGGACCTACAGTTGCTACTAAGTCTTCATCAATTGAATATGTAACATTTGTTATTAGTACACTGCTAATAGTGTTTAACGAAGTAACAGCATATGATCCAAGTTTAGTATGGTTGTTGTCAAATTTAATTAAAGAAGAAATATCATATGTTTTTCCAACATTAAAGTGTAGTAATAATGAAGTACGAGCATCTTTATCAAATGATGCTGTTGGAACTGTAAAAGTAGTTGTATATCTTGCAAGACCCTTAGTGACTCTAACTTCATCAATAAAACCATTTAGATCATATGGACTGTTTCCTACAATATCTCCACCAAGTTTAATACCTCGTGCAGGATAGTTAACTGTATCAACAGCACTAGTTGGTTGAAGAACACCATTAACAAATAGTCTAGTTGTTCCACCTGATCTAGAAACTGCAATGTGATACCATGTGTTTGTTACAACTGTTGTGACAGAGAGTAAATTTATACCACTACCTGTTATGTACCTAACAACACCAGCTGCGGTAACGTCAATATATGGAGCCACGTCAGAACCAGATGTTCTTTGATCCCATAAAACTCTAGTGTTGGATAGATTATTTAAACGAGCCCAAAACTCAATTGTGAAATCACCTGTTTCAAATCCATATCCTGCATTTGATTCTATGGTTACATAATCACCATTTCCATCAAAGGATACGGAACTTCCTCCAAATTGATATTGTGCTGTTGAAATAGCAGCATTTCCAACAAATGTTGGTGTTACAATATCAGATGTAGTTACACCAAACACCACCACATCTGCAGAACTATCTGAACAAATACTATATCCTTTCCAAGCACCATTTACATTAATTCTAGAATCATTTAAAATAGTACCATTGTGCTTAAATTTAACTAGATCCACAAAGGAACCAGTTGAAGTTTCTACACTTATACCTAGAGTAACATTATTAAATACATCGACTGTATGACCAACTCCTTTTAATCTAGTGAACGTAGTTGCTGCTGGAGATATCCTCTTTGCCCATACTGGTTTGTCGTATTGTTCTAGATCAATTCTAAACAGAGTAACTTTCTCTGGTTCAGATGTAGCTACATTAATTTCTGTAGCATATAGGTACATGCCTTCATAATCATCAATCTTAATTTTTGGATTAGTAAATTTGTAGTTTGTTGGGTTTTGTATTCTTCTTCCCCAATCATGAATTAAATCAATATTATCATATGATAGTCTTCCATAGATAATATCTTCTCCACCTATAATTCCAGTCCAATAAACGTAACCGTCATGGGCATAGATATCAGTGAGTACTTCTTCTTCTGAATCTGTAGTTAATTTTCTTTTCTCTACAATATCACTCAGTTCTGACATTAATACAAACCACATATCATTGCCAGATTCACTATTTGTATCTGTATAACCACCAATAATTAGAGCATCTAATTCATCAGACCAATCAATTGCAGTAGCATAATCTCTTCTAGTATTTCCAGAAATACCTGCAAGTTCTTTTTGCCATTGGATGATACCATCAGGTTGATTATTACTATTAAAACCAGAAATATACTTAGCAACTAAGACATCAGGATTATATGTTAAGTTTACAGTATTTTGAATTGTATTTCCAACAACATAAATTGTGTGTGGGTTTGTATCTACAACAACTAATCTATTCCACACTGCAAATTTTACTCCAGCCGTTGGCGCAGATGGTGTTAGGGTTCTTTTCCATACTAATCTACCATCATTATTAAACTTTGCTAGTACTGCAATACTATCTCCATTATCCCTAATAAATCTACCACAAGAATAGATACTTCTATCTTCAGCAATCTTAGAGTCTTGCCACTCAATATAACCACCAGCACCATCAAATTCTGTAGCAAAATAATTTGCTTTTTTGAAAATTTGAGGATGAGTTACTCGAATTTGTGGAGGATTATCTACATCATATGAATTACCAGAATTTATAATGTTAACTTTTGAAATTCTTCCTTGTGATTCTAAACTGATATCCAATAATGCATCTTGACCATCACTTGTAATTAATTCATATTCTGCTGGAATATCATTATTATAACCAATACCTTCTTGGATTACTGCTACTTGCTCCAATCCAGAAACAGTTTTAACTTTAAATGATTTGAAGTTAGTGTCTAATGCAGCCTCGGTATCAACAATTACAATGTCACCAATTGCTAATCCATGGTCATCTTCTGTGGTAATTGTTGCGATAGTATTGACATCATCAAAAGTAGTTGTATAATTTAGAATTTTTGGTCCCTTCACAGACTCTACTTTTGCAGATGCACCAAATCCATCAGTTCCTTCATTATCAAATGTAACTTTATCGTTGACTTTATAACTGACACCTGGATTTTCAATGACAAATCCATCAATTTGTGCAGATTCAAATTTAGTAATAGTATCTACTTCAATATCAACTTTTGATTCAATATCAACAGATGGGAAATAATCAAATAGTTCTAATGACTGCTCTTCTGTCAATTCGAGAATTTCATCTTCTTCATCGGGTACAATTAATCCATCATTGTTAGAATCTTGAATTTCAAAGATAATAGTTTCACCATTCTCAGTAGTAATCGTATCTGTTCTTTGATTTGGTTGTCTATCTGTATCAATATCTACGTCTTCATATGGGTCTCTAAATCTTACAACATCTCTAGGAATATTAAATTGTACAGCAGTTTGTGATAAGTTCCACTTATCTACTGCTGAATAATATTGAGGTCCTAGAATATATGGGAATACAGGGTTTCCTTCTGCAGATGCATCAATAGTTACAAAGTATGCATATGTTCCGTTTGGAAACTCAGGAGTTTTACAGAATCTTCCATTATATTCATCCAAATCTCCTGATCCAAAACCATATTCATAATCTTGTATAAATGAACCAGCTGGATGGAATGATAAAGGTGGACCATCAATTCTTTTTGGAATAGGATTAGTATCTACGTTGTATATAATATTTGCTTTTAATTTATATGAAGTTACTAACCTACGTACTCCTTTAGATGAATCTGTGGGATCTGTGAAACCATATGGTCCGTAAATAGGATTTCCATCAAATGCCCATCCAAGAATTGGTGAATGTGAGAATGTTCCTTCTTTTTCTTTAATAACTTGCTGAGAATTTTTGAATACATTATCTCCAAGGACATATCTCAATGTTTGTGGATTTGATATGTGTGCATATTCACCACCATACTGAGTATTATAACCAGCAAATACATATCCACGAGCAGAATCCAATTTAGTTTTTAGTTGATATTCTAAATCATATACCCATTGGAATACATTTGTTTTAAAAACCGCACCTTGTCCAATAGATTCCAAACGAATACTAGTTCTACCTTGAGTATAACCTACACCTCTATTGATAATCACAACACCAATTACTTTTCCTTTATCTTCACCTATTGTTCCAATAATTGCTTTTGCCTTTGCACCAAATCCATCACCATTAATATAAACATTAGGAGCAGTAGTATATCCTTCACCAGAATTAATTACAGCAATTGAAACTACTCTACCATTAATAATGATTGGTTGTGCTTCTGCTTTTACACCAGAACTTAAAACAATAGCTGGAACGCTTGTGTAATCTTTACCAGTTTTCGTAACAGTTACTTTTTTAATAGGTCCTCTAACTTGTGCAGTTGCAGTAGCACCATTGCCGCCACCACCAGAAATGCTGATAAGTGGTTCTGATGTATATCCTTCTCCTGGAGTTTCTACTAAAATTTGAGTAACCACACCATTGGTTACAATTGCCTTTGCAGTTGCACCAGCTCCTCCTCCACCAACGATAGACACCAATGGTTCTGTTTTATATGCTTCTCCACCTGATGTTACATCAAATGCTGAGATAGCTCCATTAACTACTACTTCAGCAGAAGCTCCTGTTCCACCACCACCTACGAATGTCAGGGCAGGAGGTGAAGAAGCATCATATCCCTCTCCAGGAACAATAATATCAACATTAGTAATTCCACCATAAACTACAGATTCTTGTGATTTATATGACCATGCTGTTACACCATTAACCCAAGTTGCAATTGCACCTGGTTGGATATTGTATCTTACAGAAGTTGTATTTGCTACTAATGGGAATCTATAAAGTTTTCTCTGATTTCCTGGAATGAGTGCGGAGTTTACAAATGGTCCAATTTTATAGTTAGGAATTCCAGTTGCTGCTACATATACATATTCATTATTAAAGAAAGTATTTTGTATATTACTTGTAAAATTAGTAACTAAGTTATTAACTTGAATATCATCACTCTTTCCTTTATTTAAGTCAACTGAAATTAAAATATTTCCTTGAGGTGATAACTCAGCAGGTTGAGGTAATTCATACGAAAAAACAAAATTACTAATACGTGCCGAAACTAAGAATGAACCATTATAAACAATTGGATTTGCACCATAAACAGTTACTTGGTCACCAACTAGAAGACCATGAGGATTTGTACAGGTTACCGTTGCAGTTTTGTTGTTTAATCCCCCAGGAACAATCTGTTCAATTTTAACTAATTTCTTGACGTTAAATAACCAATTAGTTACTTTTTTATCTTCTGTAGATGCCCCCAACTTGGCAACATTTAATTTATCTCCAGGCAAATAATATGAACCAGAATTTGTTAATTCTGTAGTTGCTGCTTCTGCAATCCCCACCACTTTCAATTTAACTTGATTTGGAGTTCCAGCATTTGCATATAGGAAAATATCAGAAGTGATGGATGTTCCAGCATCCCAATTAGAAGCTACATTGTTCTTAGAACGAGTACATTCTAAGAACTGATTTAGTGTCTTTTCTTTATATTGAATATATTCCTGAACATCATTTTCTGTGCCTACAATAATGATGCCATTTCTCTCTGGCCATCCAAGAGTGGAGTCAACAGTTAATATGTTAGTATCTTCATCAACACCTTCTACTAACTTTGTTTTGTATGGGATAATAAAATCACCTACTTTAGTTTCTTCTGAAATTGCAATTTCGTAAATTTGATTTTCACCAACAAAAATTGAAATTACATTTTCAACAAGAGCAGATGCATATTTTACATGACTATCTACATCATCTTCATACTGCGTGATAATAGTATTGATTAAATTCCCAGGATCCCCATCAATTAATTTAACACGTAAAACGGTATCTACAGACCATGTAGCTGCTGATGGCTTGAATAATTCTTCTTTGGGATAACTTACTGAAATATTCTCACCAAATATTACCTTGAAGAGATATTCTAAAGCATTTTTAGTTCCCTTTGACAGATAGAAATCTTTTATTGATTTAATAATCTGAGCAGAATTTACTTTAGTATAATCAATATTAAAAGATGGCAAATATTGATCTACAAATCTTTTAAAAATTTGAAGTAAAAATAATGAATCTAAATTTTTAACTATGGCACCCTGTCCATGTTGTCTTGGACGAGATGCTAATTCATTTCTAAATACCTGCTCTCCATTATCATCATAATTAACTACATTACTTACACCCCTACTAACATCAACAAATGCTGAGGGGGTGTATTCGGATCCTTCCGTAAGAATTGTAAATCCAGTAACTTCACCAACTCCAACATTTGTGGATGCTTTTGCTTCTGGTGGTGGGGAAATGAATACGGTTGGTGGTTCTGATGAAGAATATCCACTACCAAATGCTGTAATATTAATATCTGTAATTGTACCATTAAAAATTGTTGCAGCTGCTTTGGCTCCTGTTCCACCGAAAGCAAATCCATTAATATCTTTTCTATTATCGACAATGTATACTGATGGTGGATCAATATATCCAGTTCCACCACTAAGAATTTCAATATTAGTAACACTACCATTATTTACAATTACATCTAAAATTTGTGCTCCGACAGGATCAATAATTCTAACTCTAGGCTCAAAAGTATATCCGTTTCCTCTAGAAATAACTTGGAAACCACTTACTTGATCGTCAGTTAATACTGCTCTTATAATTGCTTGATTACTACCTGGCGTTGTTGGTGGATCAACATAAATTATTGGTGGATTTTTGTATCCATTTCCACCCTTAAGAATCGATAGACTTCCTCCAAGAATTTTTCCCTGTCCATCAATTGCTGCTTTACTTGTAATTTTTGCACCACCAGGATTTGTAAATTTAACTTTTGGTGGAGTAAGATAACCAGAACCACTATTTAATAGTTTAACCTTGGATACAGATCCAGTCTGATCATCTATAACAACTTCTGCTACAGGTCTAGTTCCGTTCTCGGGTGGATCATCAAAACTAATTAAAGGTGGATTTAAAGATGTGTAACCTGTTCCACCATACAATAGATTAAAGGTTTTTACACCATCAATCAACGCAACCGCAGTTGCATCTTTTCCAACTTTTGCATCTATAGTAACTTTTGGAACAAAATTAGTAGAATATCCAGATCCACCATCAATGACGATAATAGATGTAACTTTACTATTTTCAACCTTAGATATGATTTGTGCTCCTTTACCACTATCTTTAGCAGTATACTCAATAGATCTTATGAAGAGTTTTGAACCTGGTGATGGAGTATCTGTTAGTAAAATTTCATTTTTTGATGTAAATACATAATCCTCATATGGAGTCAATAGCACTTTATCCAATGTAACTATTGATAGGATCTCTGATCTTGAAATATATGGTTGCTGATTTGTTAATAAACGATATTTCTTGGTATTTTCTAAGGTAGTAATTTCATCGAGTGGTTTAACAGCATTCTGTGCAAATCCAAGAAGATATTTGATGTAAGTTCCACCATCTCCATCAGCAGAGGTTTTTGGTCTAGGTGGAGTAGTAAATATAATATTTGTTCCTGAAATATTATAATCAATATCAGGTTTTAAAATTTTTCCATATAGTGAGACAATTAAATGCTCTTTATCAATAGGACTAACTGGTTGTCCAGCAACACGTAACGCATACGTGTTTCTCATAATTGGTGGTGTACCAGTTGGAACTAACTGTGGTAATAATGATTCTAATACTTGGTATCTTGAATCAAATTCAACAAGACTAATCCCAGGAGTTAAAACTACATTGGGGGACTTTGTTATACCCTCATAGTAAAATACTTCGTTATCAATTAAGAACGAACCATCTTTCTCTACAAAACCAGTAACATCTTCAACAAAGACAGTGGAGTCTTTATATCCAACATCATCTAACAGAATTGTAGAACCTGTTAGTGAAATAGGATTATAAGTGTTAACATTTAGATATTCACCCAAATTGTTAACAATGTCGTATGGACGACCTGTTTTCTCTTGTGATTTATAATATTCTTGAAGCAAGGTATAGAAAATTTCATTCTCTTCTTGAATAAAAAGAGGTTGTTGATCTTTAACCCTATCGGATACCTTAATATTCATGTCTTACCTAAATTATGTTGCTAGAAACAAGATGTAACTGATGGATCATCAATATCGGGGAATGATGTAAAGATTGCTCCAATATTTAGATCATTGATTGATCCAAGGACATTAGGATCTAATGTAAATGGATCGAAAGTTCCAGCTCCCTGAGTTACTGTTGCTACATCCTGAGGAATAATCACAGGAATTGATATATCTAGTAACGTTCCAGGTGGAGGTGTAATAATAGGAGAAGCAGGAAGTGCTGTAGTATTTATAGTGCCTAGAACACCTGTTCCTGTTGGTGATGCGGTGCCTATACCAGAAATACCAAGAACTTTTATAGGTCCAAAACAAACAATTCCTTTTTTATAATCAACAGTACCAATTTTATTTTTTAGAATAATAGTTTTTGAGTTAAGAGTTGTAATTAACTGTACAGTTCCTTTGCCATCATCTCTCATTCTGACAGGAACAAAAACTGTTTCACTGTTTCCAACAAAAATACCAGCATCTAATTGATCAGAATAATTTAGATTAATTAATTGTTCAGTAATGCCATCTACGAAAAATTCATTTGTGATCATAGCATTAAATAATGCTTTACATGATACACCATCATTTCCGTTACCAACAAAATCACTAGGATTTACAAGACTTTGACCAAAATTTAAACAAGTTGAGTTGTTCTCACCAAATTCTGGAGCAAATTTCTTGGTTACTGTTACTTGAGTTATATTTCCTTTTACCGATGGATCTGCAGCATCAATAAGACAATTCAGTTTAGAATAATCAATTCTGTTTCCAAATTTATTTAAGTTAGACTGACCATTAAATTCACCAATAATACCTTGCACTTTACCTACCAAGTCGGTATTACTTATTGATGTTAGATTAGGATCATAGTAAACATATGATTTAAGATTCATTGTCATTTCATCAGCACCAACAATGACAGGTTCAATAGAAGCCATGGCATATTCTTTTAAGTCTTTAACAATAGACTTTCTTGTTGCTTCATTTAATTGAGTTCCAGATTTTGTTTTAATTGCAATGTATACTTTACCATAAATTGGAGGTGTTAAAGTTTCTCCTCCATATGCTTTAACTGCGACTGCATTGGGGTATACCATTTGAGTAATGGTCTCGTAATCTTGCTCTGTAACTGCTCTATACTGTGCCGTATAGAGTCTAGGAGCACGGTATTTGATAGTTGTGATGTCTTCTGCCATTACACCATCCTGAGACCCCTGTATGGTGTTAATTCTGACCACTGCTGGGTCAATAGCCCTACCTAAATTATCAACAAATTCACCAATAGAATAAAACAACTTACAACCGTTGCCATCTGCACCTTTGGTACGAAGATATGAAAGAATAATATATTCTCCATCAATTAATTTTCTACCAATAGTTCCATCTCCAAAAGTTACTTTATATTTTGTATCTTCAATTTCTTCTATAAAGTAAACTCTGGAGGTAGAATCTAAAGTAGTAATATTTCTTACGGGAGTGTAAGTATCAATTTCTTGAGACTGCTCAGAAGGACGAATATAAACTTCCAGTAGTGTAGTATCAACGTCAGCATTCGGAATAATATATTCTTGATTTACAGTATTATCTACAGTATAATTAAAATTTAATCTATTTCCTTGATATATGACTAATTTATCAAATGTTGCAACTCCTGTAATTGGATTAACATTTGCAAAAATATCTTTTAAAGTGGCAAATGTGAAAGAATCATCATCTGTAGAACTAACAAAATTATCTCCTGCTTTCAGTTTAATGTAATTTGGATATATCCCTTCAGAAGTTAAACTAGATTGAATTTGAATTTTAATACATGCTTTTGCCGCTTTAAGTGATGCTGGAGTATAGTTGAGTAATTTTGCAACCTTTACAACATTTTCTCTAATTGTGGCACTTTCCAAAAAGTGCTCATTGACAATCATGTTAGCATTAAATGCTGTGTAATAAGTATTATATGCAAGAGTATCCAGCAAATAAGAAGAAGCTGATCCCTCAAAGTCATAATCTGTAAAATCTTTTCGTGTTCTTAGGTATGACTTAATCGATTCTCTTATTTGAAAGAAATCTAATGCTGTTAATCTACTTGGTACTCCTGCGGTCATGGATTTATCCCTTTGTTAGAAGAAAACTAAAGTTTTTCATTACTGGTTGACCAATTATTTGATATTCAACAGTAACAGAAAGTGCATTTAAATCATAACGATCATCTTCTACTTCAATATTAAGTATTTTAATTCTTATCTCATTGTTCTGGAGAGAAACTGCAATCTCGTCTCGTATAGCATCAATCATAAATGGGCTATAATTTTCAAATAACATACCCATTAAATTACTTCCAAAATATGGTTGGAATAATTTTTCTCCTCTAGCAGTTAAAACTATGTTTCTAACTGACTGTTTTATTGCCTCTTCATTTTTTAACGTAGAAAAATCACCAGTAACAGGGTTAGACTTAAATGATAAACTAAAGTCTTTGTACCCTCTACTGGTGAATTCTCTTGATCGGCTGCTAATTCTAGCCATATTTTATACGTGCCATCTCTCTACGAAATCATCAAATCCTCCTTTTCCACCACACCATTTCGATAATCTGTTTTTTGGAACTTGATATGTGTTTTTTGAAAGATATTTTTCACTGGCATAATCTGTAATCAAACACCTCGTTCCAAATTCTTGCATCATATAATTCATATCTCTATCGGGGTTTGGACTTTGTGCCATAAATCTCCTAAAATGTCTGTGAACAGAACTTTTTAGGAGGTTGCTATCTCCCAAATCTATTTAGCAAGCATATCAATGTCTTCACCTAAGACTTCACGTAACATTTCATCATTCCAATGACTATAATATCCCATATCACGCAATATAACACGATATTTCCTCAAAACTGCACGAGTATTTAAGAAAATAATATTGTGCTTGCCATTATTTGACTGAATTCCATTGATGTAAGTGTTATAAGTGGCACAATCTTCTAAAAATATGTACTCTGGAAACTTTTTATTGTAAAATTCTACCCAAAATTGGATACTAGCTAGGTCAAGATAGTCCTCAACCACATAAAAAACGACATCATACCCAGAAACGGGCATAATGTCCTCTGCTTGACACTCTACAATTAGGGTTTTTGCTTTAGCAGCAAACGGACAAACCGCAAAACCTCCTAATTCTGGACGAACTTCAGATATTCTTGCAATCCATTCTTGTATATCTGTCTCTATTTTATTTTCCTTGTCCACGATATGCTTTTTTCCGTCCATTTCTTGCAGTTGCAGCAAGATTTGTGTTCTTAGAACGTCCCTGAGATGTAAGATGTGGTTTCCCAGGAACATAATTTGTCTTTACTAGACCAATTTTTGATTTTGCCATAAAATCTCCCTCAAAGATTACTTAAGATGATAGCACTAGTGGTGCTCCGAATGCAACAACTGACGAACATGGATAGGATCTAAACGGTGTTCCAAATCCAAGAGGATCTAATACCCTAGCTACTCTTCTTTTTAGAGCAAATACAGTAAAAGTCATTGCAAAAACAAATCTTATATGTCCAACACCAAACATATCCTCAGCAGTTAAAATACTACAGGGAATTGGTGTTGGAATTGGACATATACTTGGACCGCATGGACACATGTAAATAATAAGATTCGTACATGCTGACGGATGTGTTATAAATGCATCAAAGTCCAACATAATTGGCAACTTGTGTACCATTACAAGAGCATTTGCAATTGTGATAGGACTAATTGGAATTAGTGGAAATGGTGGCCACCAACATGTAAAGTTCTTCTCTATGATAGATCTTGGTATTGGTGGTGAACCGCAGGGTTGCACAGAATGCACCACAGGCGGCAAACAAATACCATGCCCACTACATGGTAGTCCTGCGTGAAATGCTACTGGTGAGATCCAACCTTTCATATTAGTTTGTTGCGTTTAAACAAATGTCAAAATATGGATTGCCTAATCTATTTACTGCATCAGCATAAACTTTAGCTGATCCAGTTGAATAGTTTTTGACTGTAACCGTACCTTTAAAAGGACCTAAACGAACTAGATCATTATTTTGGTCAATTACAGTCGGATCAAAAGCAATCGAACTATCTATATCAGTAATACCCTCACATACTGGCATTGTGTAAATATAATTATCCCACTGCCCCTGCAGACCTACACCATTCCCATCACCATCATAACCTGAATACTTTTGAAACAACCCATTTGGACCAGAATAATGATCCCATGATGTATTTGGTTGATTAGGTCCATTATATTTTGGTGTGAGAACTACAAGTCCAAGTCCTCCCCACCGATAACTCCGACCATTGAGTCCTATCCCACTCGTTCCTGTTAAAGTAGTTGCTGGTTGTCCAACCCAAACAAAATATGCATCATCTACACTTAGGTGTGTGTAATCATATACATTTTCATCCAATCCAATTGGATAGAATGAAATATCTCCATCACCTGCCCTAAAGCATCTTCCCTCATAACTACCTCTTTCACAGTGCCACGTTTTAATGTTCCCTGGTGCTGCTCTAGGAGCAAGTTGCTTCGGTGCTTGTAAACCCTTCATTTTAGTCATGAAGGCAGTATTGAGTGCCGCAGAACCAGCAGTACCAGTGAAATCTCCATCAACTTCCATGTAAATATTAAATTTGGTGGATTCTTTCTTAGAGGCTGCATATTGGAATGGCATCCAACCAAATACTTTTTTAGAAGCTCCTGCACCAGTTTCATATGCACAGGGAATATCATAAAATCTGCGGGTACTATACAGTGTAGGTTGTGCCATAGTCAAACATGAAGATGAAGCAATACCTTCTTTAGTAATAGCACCATAGAGACCACTAGCAGTATCTGCTTGAATTTGTAAATTACTAAATGCTGCACCACCTTGAGAGGCATAGTTAGCATACCCTGCTCTAAAGTTACCATTAGTGTCTTGTGCAATTATATTTTTAAATAAAGCAGTATTATAATAATCCAGTGGATTGATAGTCTTGAATAATGGTTGAATGCAACTACCAGGTACACCAATACAAAACTTTAGAGTATTGACTGGATCAATGTCACCGACACCTTTGATGTAACCTGTTCTAACATCTTGTGCTACACCTTTATCAAAAGTTTTAAATGCTGATGAAATAGCATTAGTAAGTTTTGGGTTTTTTAATGATTGACCAATCAATGCATTTACATCAGGAGAACCTGTATTAGTGCCCCCTACAGCACTTGATAAAGAACTTCCAGATGATGTGGTATCACCACCATGTTTTACTTCTTGAGATAAAATTTTTGGATCGTAGACGATGACCTTTGGTGGATCTTGTTTTGTATACCCAGATCCACCATCAATAACAGCAACTTCCTGTATAACTCCTTCCTCACTCATTTGTGTAATTTTACAATTTGCTGGTTTGAGTACTATTGCAGTTTCATTAATCGTATGACTCTCTTTTAATGATTTTGTTACAATTGTACCTACAGTTGTGTAATCACCATTGTCTCCAATCTTGCCATAGTTAAGTTTATCTCTATCAATGGATACAGCCTCACTATTAGCATAGTGTGCTGCTGCTTTCTTTGTATCGGCACTAGTATTCTCTGGATTGGGTGGTAAAATCTCAACTGTTGCTTGATTACTATATCCGTATCCACCATTTTCTATATTTAAAGATTCTACTTTTCCGTTAGCATTAACATTTGCAGTAATCTCTGCTTCATCCATCGTTCTTCTTGGAATTGCAGCATCTGGATGTAGTTCTACTTTATAGTAGGAAACTTTTTTTCTAAATTCATAAACACCAAACACTGCACACTTATCGGGAATACCCCATCCAGCAAGTGCTGTAAAAGATGCTGGGTATTGTGTATTACTACTACTATACACCGAACCAAACACAAAGTTATTACCATCAACTCCATCTGTTACAGGAGCAAGACGAATGAATCCCGTAGTTAGTTCATCACCCATATAACGATGTTCAGTGATTCTCCAACCATTGACAGTATCTCCTTCAACCATGTTAAATGATCCTGCAGTATATCTAAACAGAAGAATTCTATCCTGTGTACCTGCAGTTAAAATATTTTGATCTTCTCCAGCATCATTTCTAACATCAGTATAGATACGACTCCTTTTGGTCTTCCATACATTTGGTCTTAACTGATAATAATAACGGTAGATATACGGATCAGTTAGCGGACATGGGTTGTTTTGTGTCGGAGTGCAGCAATTGCCTAGGGAGACTCTATCCGTTTGCATACGGACAGCAAACAAAGGTCCATTCCATGGATCTGATGTATCGTATATGTAATAGAAGAATTGTGAGTCATAAAGAAATTTGTATCCTAAGAATTTAGGAAGAGATGCTTTAACAGGACCAAATTCACCATACAGAAATGTAAAGTTTGCTCTTTGATCATTAATCTGAATATTCAGAAGTCGATTGGGAGCATACCTACCAGTACTCCAACTTGTAGGTTGATTGCCTAATGCCGTACCACCATTCACATCAGTTAACCATCCATATTGAAATGCGGAACCAGCATATTGTGCCTTACCAACTTCAATGATTCGTTCCTTATTTACACCACTTACTCTCTCAAAGACCCAGCATAAAATTCCAGTATACGCATACTGATCTCCACGATCAGGATCTTGCCTATCGTCTCCTGGATACGGTGGTCCTAATGGTCCAGCATTATACTCTTCAAGATTAACTTCTACATTAGGATGCAACGTATAGAATGAATCCGTAGCAGAACTGCTGTAATAAGAGAAGAGTGGTTTAGCTACTTCTGCAATCTTTGTATTACGATATAACTGTGCCGCAGCATAAGACGGAAATCCGTATCCAATAATACCTTGAGATGTATAACCACTCACAGAGGCACTCGTTGATAACTTAGTGTCTTTTAAAGAATTACTGTAATGACGATAAATTGGTATGGATCCAGCAACTGAACTAGTCATTAATGTGAATACATACTCATTCTCTGATCTAGGTTCACGATTATATGAACGAGGTTTTTCGTTCTCGTCTTTTGTGTACAAATGATCCCTACGACGCCCATCGTACATACGGTAAATTTTATTTCGTTGCCCAGTAGATGGTAACGTGATCTGCTCTGGGTCACCAATATAAAATACTTCGTCCTTACCTACAACATAGGATCCTTTTCCACGACCATAAAATTCTATACCCTGAGTTTGCCAATCAATAGGGTCTGGATATCCTCTTGCTGTTTCTTCAATATAAATGGGCACTTCACTTTTGTTATCGTCCTTCGATGTTATTTAGACGGGTATACAGGTCATCAAATAATTGTTTGATGTTTAAGTGATCATCATATCCATCTGGTTTATACTTAATCATATTGACACCAGGCTCAGGGAATTTTTTCACAAATTCTTCTATCGCAGCAATTCGATCCGCAAGATTATTCAGTGCCTGAGCAATTACCCCATGACAATATTCATTCTCTTCCCACTTATCATCAAACTCTGGTACATCAGATGACATAGTAAAGACCTCCCCTGTGTTTTCAATATCTTGTATAAACTCATAATCCATAAAGTTTTTTTATTCCTCAGAAACAGGAGTGAGGATAAAACAATCCCCATCTATTTCGTAATTTAAAATATCACCCTCTTCCCATCCGAGTTCCTCGATTATTTCGTCGGGAATCGGACAGAAGAGAGTGCCCTCTGAATCTTCTTCTAGTGTTACAATAAATTTCTTAGACATCTCGGATATATTCATCGTTTTGATTTATATATCAGAAATGTACTTTTCATTCCTCCACACTGTTTGAAGTTTAATCTCAGTGAGCAATGTGTCAATGTTCCCATTGTTCTCTGCAATTGGTTGAAGGGTATTGACAAGAAGATTCACTTCATCAGCAGTAAGGGTTACATTCACAAGTTTCTTCTGACGCAATTTCATGTGGGGGGACTCCAATTCATTAGTAGTTATACAAAAACCCTCTGATCTATTTTTTATACTGGGGAAATTTTTCTATGGGGGGACCCTAAAAAAATAATCAATAATATACAGGGGGTGGGTGCTAGGGACCGTTATAGTTTAACAGTGTCTTTGATTTTTATAGTCGAGGGGGGCATGTAGCACCCCCTCAGTATAACTCAGAAGTCGATCTCTGTCAAGGTGGGAACACCCAGGACCTGCTCAATCATGGGAGACTCGATATAGTCGAAGGTGCTCACATTGTCAGAGGTGAGTGCATCGAGAATCGAGAGGATTTCGGTGCCTGTGCTACCCTGACGGAGCATCGAGATCATAACAGATTTGGACATAGGATTGTGCTGTTGAGTGTTAGTGAATGTGGGGTGAGTTTAGTGTCATCACCCAGGACAGATTATCATGCCAGACGCATACCATCAAAGAAAGGAATAGGACCCCCTTCCTGTTGCACAAACCACTGAAAGTTCTTCTGAAAGACTTTCTCACCAGGGCAACCATGCACAGAGAGAAGTGCATTCAACCGAGACTTTGTGGTGACAGAATGCCATCCACCAGAGAACAATTGAATGAAGTCATTACCAATAGATGCGATGTGATTGCCATGCAGATAGACAAACGAAACATCACCAATCGAGACGACTTGAGTGTTGCCAGACTTGAAATCTTTCTGACCGATGATAGCATCGTTCATCTTGGTTTCGATCTTACGCATGAGAAAGTTGAGAGGATTTGAGAAGTTTGTGGGAGGTGGTTTCCCTTCCCTCCGATGCACTCAATATAGGACGGATGGGAGGGTCTGTCAAGCAATTTGGGATAAGTATTGCTAATCTGTGTTATAAGGTCTTCTGATGTCTCTGGGGGTTGACTCTGAGTGTTTTTCGTGATATAATGCGACCTTTACTTACATCAACCAGAGACATTTGCAAGAGACATAGAGAACACTACCTATATTCTTTTAGGTATTTCTTTTTCCACAACTTTTTCCACAATTTTTGTTAATTTTGTGGAAAACTTTCCGCATCATCGATTTTGCGATTGTTCGTAGAGTTTAGCATCAAGTTTGTCTAGGTATTCATCATGGGAGAGTTGTTCTTCTACACAGAAACAATCACGGTATTCTGGATAGAGTTCTTGGTAAAGTTTGTCTGTGTTGTAGTCTTTCATTTGTTCTTTGCTGTGGGTTTGTTGTTAAAGAGAATATGCCTAATTGGTGTTTGATTTGTTTTGATCATGTGTTTGATTCGTTGTTCTCTGCTCATTTAGATTCATCCTTGAGAGTGTTACCAACCCAGATGAAGAAATCACCTGTATTGTTGCGAAATCGTTTGGAGACGATACAACATAGAACGAGAAGTATGAAGAGAGTGTTCATGAATTATTCTCCTTGGAGGACATCAGCAGTTGCATGAAGTAGTGTGCCTGTGGTATAACGCACTTGTGGGGAGATAACCATGAGAATAGCAAACACGAGAACGATGAGTTTCATTTTGTTTTGTTTGTTGGTGATCATCAGATGACAGAAACTTCAACCCGTTTGAGATTCAATCCAGCAAGTTGATTCAGTACACGATTGTGGATAGAATCACAGGCATTTTTAAGTTTGGAACGTTCATACCAGATAGTGATACAACCGTCGTAAGTTTGGACTTCGATTCTGATGTCTTTCATCAAACGGCACCGTGGAAAGGATTACCGAACATGGCATAGTCTTTGTTATCACCAGTCACCACATAATCATGATTGAGTCTATCTTTGATTGCGAGAGACTTTTCAACACGATTGAGAAACTTTTTAGAGATTTGATCTACACCTTTCCAGGAAAGGATTTGCATACACCACTCTTCAGAAATGTTGCCATCGGGAGTTTCCACAGGATAGAAACCGACTAGCATTGTGCCATCGGAGGACTGTAGAGTAGGGAAGTCGATCATTGCTTTGAGAGATTAAGTGGTGGGAGGTCTTTCCCCCCTTGACTCCTTTAGTATGGCACTGATCAGGTAGGAAGTCAACCCTTTTTTGATTAGTGTTGCTTATCAGTGAGATAAGGTTATTTAATGAGTTTTTGTTGTTCTACTTTTGCTTTTTCGTGATAGTATGCCTTGAACAGTTTGTCATCCCGTTGAATGAGAAATGATTGCCACAAAAGCATAGCAATGATACCGAGGAAGATGTAGACGATGTTAGTTGATTTCATGGTGATTCACTCTTCCAGCAGTTC